CGATAAGGAATCATCCAGTTCAAAAATGATGCCTCCTAATGCGATTAGGAATATAAAATCTGGTTCATCGTTTTCCTTGTCAGGTGTGTACCCGTTCATTGCTAAAGCAAGTCTCATTGAGGTTGCTACTTCTGCAATCATAAAATGGTATAAGTCTTTGTATGAGGTTGGTGTTGGTGTTGGTGGTTTCCATATGTGTTGGATGATGTCACAAGGTTGTGTTGTTCCTGCACCAGCAATAAGGTATTTGCCACGTTTGGTTATCTTGGTTACTGCGTGGTGTGAGTAGGTTCTGCCACCATCATCTGTTACACGTGAGTCAGCAATAAGTAAACAGTGGTCTGGTTTTTGTATGCCAATGATTGTTGTCACGCTATCTTCTCCTTAAACCAATCAGCACCATCACGTAAGAACACATCATTAACATCTTTGTTTTCAGGTAGGTTAACTACTACTGCACTGTTCAAATCTTCTTTAATCCTTTTAGCCAGTTCCATCCCAGGGTTACGGCCATCTTCTTTAACATCATTATCAGCAAAAACAAATATTCTTTTGTATCCCTCAAGCATCATAGGAAACCAGTCCTTCCACTGTGTTACCCCAGCAACACCCACAGCAGGTATACCACACATACCTGACAAAATTATTGTGTCAATTTCACCCTCACAAATACACATTGTTTCTGTGTCCAAACTTAAATCGTTAACGTTAAACATCCCAATCTTCTGCCCTGTTGGCCAAATGTATTTAGGTTGACCACCATCAGTTTTACGAAACTTAATACCAACAACACCTGCTTTAGTAAGGTAAGGAATACTTAGCGCACCAACAGCGTGTTCGTGTCCAGGTGCTGCATCAGTCACTGTACCGAGCAGGAATGTAGCGGCCACCTCTTTGCTTATTCCCCTTGATTTGAGGTAAGAGGCTGTCTCTGCGTTTAGTGCTTCGTAATACCGTGCTGCGGTTTCCGTTAGTAATGTTTTCTGCTCTTGCGACAGCATCTTTAAACTCTATCCCTTCCTTTTTCTTAATCAGTTCGTACACATCACCGTAAAGGTCACACACAAAACAACTGTAAAGTTGTTCCCGTGTGTTCACGGTTGCTGATGCGTGTGCATCAGGATGTATCACACATTTAGTGGCTTGCCACCCTGTGCTAGTTCTAACTTTTCCACCGTAGTGTTTAACTACAGTTTCCAAATCGTGTTTGTTATGGTTTATATTGTTTGCTCCATTGGTCTAATGATTGAATAACCCAAGCATCTTCAATGCTTGCGTTGCGTCTTTTAACAACAACGTAACCAATAGGTCCAACAGTTAAATCTCTTGCTTCAGCATAGTTTAATACTTCTGTTTGTAGTTCTCGCCAAAATTGCGGTAGGTCTAGTTTGATTGTTGCTTTACATTCAAACAGGTATGGTGTTCCGGCAACGTAAACTACTAGGTCGCCTTCATCTTTGGCTCCTGCTTGGCGTAAACGTTCTGCTGTAAATCCTTTTGAGCGTAACCATTTCATTACATCTGTTTCAAACTTTGAACCTTTGGCTTTATTTTTAGCAGACATTATTTTTTGTACCACCATCCGATATACCACCCGCGTGTTTTACGCAAAAACTTTAATCTGTCTTCACATTGTTTTAACGACATCATATCGTTGGTCATTTCTATAACTTCTTTTCTACTTTTATTAGCCCATTTGGACCAAGATAATGCCCAATGATTTTCTATCTTCATCATTAGATTTGAACTCCTTGAAATCTTAAAGCCTGTTGCATAAGGTCTTCGTCTTTCAAACTCATACGACTAGCATCAACCTTTAACGCTATCCACTTATCACCCATCGCTGAATGTTTAGCAAACCTATTCTTAACACAAGCAATACGAAACTCTGAATACTCAGGTTCCATAGCCACTGTCAAAATCATTTCAGGTAATTGTGAAACTTTACCTTGAATAGCACGCCTTGATGGTGGACGTGTTGGCTCACCCTCAGCCTCAGATGTGTGGTGCAAAATAAATATTGCTGAATCAGTTTCGCGTGCAATGTGATGACACGCTTTCATAATGTCACGCATACCAGTCCACTCGTTGTCGTGCAAAGCGGACACGTTCATAAGGTTGTCAATAATAATTAGGTGAGGCCACTCACCATACTTTTCACCATAAGCCTTAACCATCAAATCAACATCATCCAATGTTGGGGATGGGTCAAAAGAAAATTCCATATGTTTTAATGATGCAAGTTCTTTAGTATAAAATTGCTGTCCATCATTTTTAAATGATTCTTCAATAGTGTTTGCCATATGCCCTGTGATAACAGCAGCAGCACGAATACTTGTGGTGTAGGCGTCAGTGTCAGCAGATACATACAACGTTGGCACCTCTGCTTTAATACCATAAAAAAGTGCAAGTAAAGATTTACCTGAGTTAGGTTGACCAGCAATCATTGTTACTTGACCGCGTCTGAACCTTATGCCTTCTTTTTTTAGTGAAGGAAAAATATCAGGGAGCAGTTGTGGTTCATCAAGATGCCGCACAGCAGCTTGCTTAATGGTTAACACTTCTGCTCCCTAAATATTATCTAATGAATTGTGGTTCGCACTGGTCTGCTGTGCCCTTTGGTGAAGGACAGAAATAACCCTTCCAAGGTCCTTTAGCAGATGAACCATTACGGAATTTCATCTCACCGTGTTTACACGCTTTAGCACCATCAGTAGGTGCTGATTGTGTTCTTGGTTGTTCAACAGGTGTTGCACCAAGGGATGCACGTAGTGCACCTTGTGCGTTATACAGTGTTTCCACTGCATTAATCTCAGGTGTCACATTAGCAATCGCTGTTAGTGCACCTTTGATTTCTTCTTCATCATAAGAGTAAAGATAAATATTAACTAATGTACCTTGTGAGGTTTTGAAGTTAAGTTGTGTCTTCACTCCTGGTGTTTCTGCGCTCATTCTTTTCCTTCTCTATAGAGTGGCAAGTGGGTCATACTTTACTGCCAACTCCCCGCCGTAAGCGTGGCAGTAATCTTTAACAGAACAAGACTTGCACATCATACCAAGATTTGGCAAAAAAATTTCTGCCTGAATCCCTTTCTCAAACTGTGCAAATAGTTCTGTAAATAGTTGCACTGTCCAACGTGACAGGTCCCCTGCGTCTTCCATAATACCTTGACGGGCGTTATAGAAGTAACCTTTGGTTGGTCTAACACCGGTTACACTTTGGACAGCACAAGCATATAAACCTAACTGCATATTTGTGTCAGGCATATAAACACCAGACTTGTAATCAACAATAACAATATCACCATCAGGTGTAACAGCAATTAAATCAATAAAAGATTTAACAAGTATGTCACCGAACATCACATTGTATTCTGGTTCAACTTGTAGAACACCATTGTGATTCCACACTGACCATTTATTATTTTTCCACCATTGGATAAAGTTGTCAACCATTTTAGGTCCGTTGTCTTGCCACCAAATGTCGTTTTCTTTTTCCGGATACGCTTTGGTGGCGCGACCGCCAGCACGCCAAGCAGAAGGGATTATGTCTGTGGCTGCTGCTTTATCATCAATCATAGTTTGGAAATGGGCGTTCCAATACTTGATTGCTAAATCTTTACTCACAATCTAATTCCTCTGCTGTTGGTGCAGTAGCAGGGCTACCACAAGCGGAACAAAACATATCAAGAAAGTACATTGAGATTGCGTTGTCTTCAAACATTACTTTAAGATTCCAAACTTTACAACCACATACGCAGACGTGTGTTGGTATTCCTCTTAAATCAAATTTTGGTTTTGATTCATCAGGTACAAGTTCGTCAATCGGTTTCATATTGTTCTTTTAGAAACTGTTCTACTGCCGCGTGAAAGGCTGAGCCTCCGAGGAAATACCACGCAGGTATTTGTGGTGCCTGGAGTTGGCGTTCTAGTTGCCAGGCTTTGCCGCATTTCATCCAGGAGGTGAATGATGAGAAACTTCTGTGCCCGATGATTGGTTCCATAAGGTTCACAATATCACAAGTTTGTAATTCGTTTAACGACACGCACCAAGCGTGTCGCTTGCTAATCATTTGACAATACGATTATACTCGGAGCGAGCCGGTGAGTATGTGCGAGCGACCCGTTAACGAGGAACCGCTTTGGGCGGTTCCGAGTAATAAACATAGTATTTAAAAAACAAAAAAAGCCCCCTACAAGGGGCTGGGTATATTCCTACACCAAACCACCCTGTAAGGGGCTTCTAGGTACCTTAAATCAGGTTTAAACTGTACGTATGGACACGTACACAATGCCACCAAAACCTGTATATCTACGGTCCGGTGGGCTAGTACGTTCAAAACTTAACTGCTCAATAACACCATTGATTTGTTCACCAGTAGTGAAATCCTGAATGGTCACAGTGTCACCTGCAGCCTCAATGGTTTCAAGGGTTTGTAAACGTTCCCAAGCACGACCTTCGTGACCTGTTAACACACCGAAACGGTCTGACTCAAAATCAAAATCAAGTAACGGAATAGTTAACTGGCGTGCACGATTAACAGCAGGTAAAGACTTAACTTGGTAGCCGTCAAACACAGGACCTTTAGTTGCATCTGTTGCGTCACGACCGAAAGTAAACCTGAAAGCAAGTTCTTCTTGTGGTGTGTTTATGTTAGTTGTTAAATCAGTATTCAATGCAGGTGTTGAACCAGCGATAGTAATAATTGAGTTAACATCACCATCAACTTCTTTAGTTGAAATAACGCAAGTACCAAACATTGGTGAATTGAAACGTGGTTTAATTAACTTAAAGTATTTCTTTTCAATGGTTGCATACCTAATGTAACCTGTGTCTAAGAAACCTGTTGCAATTTTATTTGTTGCGTGTTCAAAGTAAACACCTGAATTTGCAACAGCAAACGCTGCACGACCTGTGTCACCAATGAAAGCAACAGCACGACAAGTCCCTGTTACACCAGAAGATAAATCTTTAGCGTAAGCGTAACGACCAGGTTCTATTTCTTGTGACAAATCAATACGAATCAAACCAGACTTACCATCAATGTTATTAGTTACAGTTGCGTAAGCAAACCTGTCTTTGAAAGCAAAAGATAAAGTATGTGATGAGTCAGCCTTTTCATATGTTAAAGGACCATAACTTATGTCACCGTTACCATCAATAAGACCAACACGAATACCACGATTAGTTCCAATGAGCATATATGTTCCAAGGTAAACACCTAACGCTGTTACGTGTTCATCATCAGGAAAATCTGCTGCAGTAACAGCATTAGTTAATGTTGGCATAACACCAGCAGTTGATAAAGTAAATTTGAAAATGGATGAGTTAGTTCCACGGTACCCTGAAGCATAAACTGCTTGAGGTCCTTCAACAACGGCTGTCCAATTCCAATCAACATCAGGATGTGTATAACGTTTATCTGCAACAAGAGGACCAGTGGCACCAGTAGATGTGGTTATTTCGTAAACACTTGGACCAATGGCGGCAACAAGTCTTTGTTTAACAAAACCCATAACAGTTCTATCACCTGTTTGATAATAGATAGAACCTGTTGCACCGGTACCTGTTAAAGCACCACGATAAATTCCTGTGTCATTTGCAACATAATAGTTTAAACCATCTTGTGCAAGAGAAGTAATAGTTGTACCTGAACCACCATAGGCAACAGTAAAATCTGTACCATCTGCTGCAACACGTGTAAGGGTTGTGTTACTTGAAACAAACACACAGTCTTGGTCTAAAGAATCTGTGGCACCAAACATATTAATATTGTCAGCAACTGTAAAAACATTTGTGGTATCAGGCAACATTGTTACTTGACCTGGTGTCCAAACATCAACACCGGCAGAATCATTAAAACGGTACTGAACATTTTCAGACAAATAAGGGTCAAGGTAATTGATACCTGCACCAAGATGGAAAGATGATTGGCTTCTTAACCACCAACCTTCAAAGGATTGTTCACCAATTTCTTTACTGTTATCAAACTGTTGTTTACGATACGTAGCAGTTTGACGTTGATAAGGGTACTTATCTGATGAAGCAAGAAGATATGGTTCACCTGCAATAGCAATATCATAAATGTTACTTGTGTTAGTGAAAAGGTTTTGGGTTGATGAAGCAATACCAATCGGGGATACAATCGGTTCTGTAATACTCTCAGTTGCCATTATGCTCCTTCAGATGATTAATCATTTCTTCAGTTAAAAAATCAATACGTGATTCAATACGTTTAACAGAATCAGCCATAGATGAGCCACCATTAGGTTTTAATTCCTGCAAATAATTTTTTAACCAGTTCTTAAACACCCAAGCGAAAGCGGAAACAAGGATAACTATTCCGGCAAGGGCTGTGGCAGCCAAAGCAGCATTCTCCAAAACCATTACTCGTCATCCTCTTTCTCAAAAGTAACCTCAGAAAGGGTCCACAGAAGGAAAGCAAAAACGATGGCAACACCAACAACACCACGGGTATCACCGGGTGGAAGAACAATCCAAGCGATAAGCAGACCTACAAGTGTGAAGGACTCTGCGAACCAGGCACGGAAGTGTCGCCCCAGAAAGGACAAGACACGTTTCATTTAACCCTCCTAGGGTTTGCTAGTTGTGATACGATAATTGCACCAAGTACCACTTGTTGAACTTGTTCACGTTCTTCAGGTGTATACTCGGAACCAAGATTATTAACAGATTGGATGGCAGCAAGAACTTGCTCGCCACCAGGAACGGACTCTAATGCAGTACCTATGGATTCAGATATTTGTTGGAACGTTTCTTGCAATGCTTCTACTGAAAGTGTTGGAAGAAATTCAAGCAGAGATAGAATTTCGTCAATGGCAAAAATATCTTCAAAAACATTTTCCAAAGAGGATAAGTCGTTCTCTAAAGAAGAAGGGGAAGAAGTAGATGTTAAGTCCTCAACAGGTTGCTCTGAAACGTCTGGCTCAACTAGAGCCTCAGATTCTGGAAGTTCTTCAACTGGCTCGTCTGGCAAAAACTCTGGAGACGGTTGAACCTCTGGAGAACTTTCTGGACCGGGAAGATTCTCTGGTAGTGACGGAGTCTCTGAAGGAGTCGGAGAAGGCTCAGGAGATGGTTGCTCAGTTGAAGTCTCAGATGGGCTTGGACTAGGTGTCACAGTTTCAGTTGGCGAAGGGCTTGGCTCTGGTGTCACTTCTGTCACTGTCGGTGATGGGCTTGGCGTACTTACTGTTAAATTTGTAGACAACAAATAAGACCCAGTTGGGTACTGGTTGCAACACATATAGTTAAAAGAGGTTGCACGAATAAAGTATTCACCAGCAGTTAAAGGCATACGAATAATAGATGCCAACCAGTTAGTAGAACTATGATTACTGTCATCATCTGCACGAAGTTTAAACGTACCTTGCCATACTTCAATCCAAGAATCAATATATGTTGGACTGCGAAAACCTGTAGTAGTTGATATAACAGCATCAACAGGTTCAGTGATAGTTACAGGTATGTCAACATAAGGTGTTGTGCTATCAAGGTTAATTGTTACATCATCAGAGAATGATGGGCGTGCGATAAGAGTTGTTAAAACAACAATCGCTATTATCGCAGAGAATCTGCGAAACAACTTATGCCGCTAAAATATCTTTAGGGTCAACATCCTTGGATGCAGACCAGCGTGCACCGTCTCTTACTTCAAAATGAAGATGAGGACCACTTGAGTTACCAGTATTCCCAGATTCAGCAATATGTTGACCTTTTGTAACCTTGGCCCCAGCCTTAACAAACGTTTGTGAACAGTGAGCATATATCATCCAAAGGTCTTTACCATTGATATTGGCCTTAACAATAACTTGTTTACCGTAGGCCGCACCCCAGTTGTTGCCTTGAACTACACCATCACAGGCTGCAACAATGTCAGTACCTGTTGGTACAGCAAAGTCCACACCTGTATGTTTTCCTGATTTCCACATCTTGCCGGCTTTGCCGTATGGTGTGGTTATTTTTCCGTTAGCAATAGGTAGTGCCAATTATTTGCCGCCTTTACCTTTTGATGCTTTCTTAAATACTTCATCAACTTCAGTCAATGTGAGGTCTCCGTCTTTCAGGAACTCTCTGGCAAGGTCTGTTACCACACCTGCGATAGCAAGGCCACCAGCGATTGCTGCTGCTTTAACTGGTTCTACACCGGCGAAAGCACCCACTCCAACGCTTGGTAATGCAAAGGATATGAATAGTGCTAGTGAGCGTGTTATGATGTTTTTAGTTACTTGTAGTGTCATTACGATAGGACCACTTTCAGTTCGTCTTCTGTTAACCCTAGGCGTTCTAGGATTGCTGCTTTCTCTACTGCCTTAGCAGCCTGTTCTGCTTCACGTGCTTTTTGTTCAGCATTGTCGGCTTCGCGTTGTGCTAAAAATGCCTCTTTTGCTTCTCCTGTTAATTCAATAACTTGGTCGTCAATACCAACAAAAATTGCTTCATCTTTTTTAGCCATTATTGATTTACTCCAAACACTTTAATTTTGCCACTTGCTGATGTTCCACAAATAAATGTAAAACCATCATAAGTTTCTGTTTCTGTTTGTATTCCTGATGTTATATATCTTTGTCCAGCAACTTCACCAACTGAATCAGCCATCAATGTTGTTCTACCTGATATTGCTGGTCTTGCAATATGCAAGTTTGTAAATCCAATATTATTGTTAGTAACTTGCATAGTGTAGAAAAATGAGGTTGTTCCAGTTCCATAATTATCAACTGTTGTACCATTTAATCTTGTACCAGTCATAGTGTAATTTGTTGATTTATCTGTACCAGATTTTCTTAATTTAATAGAAGCATCTTGAGTTGAACCGTGGGTAAAATCTATTTGAACAAGATAATTATCATAAGTTGATGTAAAAACATTGTTTACTGATTGACTGGCTACTCCAGAAAACGATGTTGTGTTCAACAACACTAAACCAGGAACATCATCAGACATATTCAAAGAATTAACTTTTAAACCTTTAACAGCCATTATGCAATCTCCGCACCAAAAATGTTAATAGAAAGATTTGCTGTAGAACCATAAACAGTGACCACATCTGTTGCAGCCAAAGTAACACCAATAGTTAAACTGACAGTGTCATTAGCGGCAACCGTAGCATCATAAGCAATATACTCTTCGTTAGACAAAGCACTACCAGCCACACGAATAGCAATACGATACGTGGCAGAAGATGCTGCACGGTTACACACAGTGATAGTAGAAATTACAGCAGACTTACCTGAACCAACTGTGTACACATCTGTGTTTGTTGTTGCGCTTGGTGCACTTTGTGCCAAGACTTTATATGTTGATGCCATTTATATTTTTCCTTTAGTTTGTTCTGTATCTAATAACAACAATGCCTGAACCACCATTACCAGTAGGGTTTCCACCGCCACCAAATCCAGGTCCACCGCCACCGCCAGCACCAGAGTTAGCAGCACCGTTACGAAGTGAACTGTCAGTACCCCCACCACCACCAGGTCCACCAAGTCCACCATCAACAGGGCTATTGTAACCATTACCACCGCCGCCACCGCCTGCGTAAGCAACAGCAGAACCTGTGCGTAAAGAATTGTTTATAGGTGCGCCACCTGTAGAACCTGCAGCAAAACGATTGTCGCCAATAGCATCAGGTTCACTACCTGCGCCACCACCACCACGGCCACCTCTGCCTTCACCTCTGTTACCAGGTGCACCAAAACCTTGACCTGATATACCAGTACCATTTGGCCCACCACCGGAACCACCGTTACCACCAGAGTTACCATCACATCCACCACCGCCACCGCCGTTAGCAGTTATGGAATTAAAAACAGAATTACCACCAGTGCCGCCATCGCTTCCTGCAGAACCACTAGCAGCACCGCCACCACCAACAGTTACTGTGTAAGCACCTGTAGCAATGTTTGTAAAAGAACCAATCTTATATCCACCTGCACCACCGCCTCCGCCACCAGAGTCAGAACCTGAACCGGAACCACCGCCACCGCCACCAGCAAGAATGAAGTAGTCAACGTCACCACCAGAAAGAACTTGAAAAGTTGTGTCACCAGTAGTTAAAAAAGAATGAACTTTATAGTCAACACCACCAGAAGAATAAGTGGTAATAGTGCCACCTGTAGCATCAAACCCTGCTGAACCTAAAGACGCAAGAAGAAACATTTAATCTCCTAAGATACTAAGTTACCGAAGGCAACCCAAGTGTCAACATCAGTTTTAACACAACCAGCAACAGCATACTGACCTTTAATTTTTAACTTAGAAGACTCAGACTGAACACTCACACCTGAAGCACCAGTAATCAAAATAGGGCCAGTACCTGCTTGAACAAAGTTCACAAAAGAACCAGTAGGGAAAGCCACAGAAGCATTCAAAGGAATAGTTATAGTACCAGTTGATGTTGTATTAAACGGTAAAATTTTACCTTGGTCTGATAAAGCCAAAGTATATGAACCAGTGTTGCTATTGAAACCATAATAGATTGCAGCAGCAGTAAGAGTTCCACCACTTGCAGCAGCAGTATGTGCGTGAGTAGCATTAACAAAAGAACCAATAGTTGGTGTAGTTAAAGTCTTGTTGCTTAAAGTTTGGGTATCTGATGTACCAACAACTGAACCGGTAACACCGTGCACAGCAGAAGTGGCATTGATGTGTTCTTGTGGTTCACGGTAATCACGTGCAGAAGCAACGTGTTTAACAGCAGCACCAGCATCGTGAGCAACACCAGTAGTACCATCTTGACCGCGAACAATAGTTAACGTTGTACCAGCAGCGGCTGTTACGTTAACAAGTTCTTCAGAAGAAGTATCATAATCTAATGCCAAAGTGTAAGGGTATGATGCAGGGAACCCTGAAACTGCAGCAACAGTGATAGTTGTTGCTGAAGCATTAACAGCACCAGTCAAGGTGGTGTCTACAGCAGTAGACGAATAATAACGATTAACAGGCATACTTACCTTCCATATCTAATACGAATTGGGAAATCTTCTTGTTGTCTTTTAGAAGCAACAGAAAGTCTTTGCTGATACAACTGGAACAATGCTCTTGTAACAGTTCCACCGGAACCAACAGGGGACTGTTGGTCAATCTGGTCAACCTCAGCAGCCTGCGAAGGTAAACGACCAACATCCATAAACGAAGCCATACGATACGCCGCACCCAAAACAACTGCTTCTTTAGCATAACTTGGTAACAAAGTTACATCCTCAAAATCGTCACCAGACAAAAGCATCTCTTGTGGTTGACGTGAATAAACAATGTGAACAGTACGACCTGGAACAATACCATCATAAACTGAAATAGATTTACCTGTATTAAAAGTACCAACATAAGCGTTCTTGTTGATAGCGTATTGTCTGACAGGCAACCATTCCCTTGTAGGACCAGTTGTTTGCCAGGTTACTTGTAGAATCTCGTCTGCTTCTTGTGGAAGTTCGTAAGTGTTTTGGCTTGAGATAAAGTTAAATGTTGTGTAGTACACACCAAAGATGTCAGGGAATACACCGGACACAGAGTTGTTGATTTGTTTACGGATAATGTCTTTAGGAAAACTTGGGGAAATGGTTACTCTGTCACCAATAGAGTGTGGTGATTTTTGTGTGGAACGAAACCCACGACCATAAGGTGCAAGAGTAGCAGTGGAAGTTGCACGGTCAAAAGAATCAACCCACATAAGTTCGTCACCAACTTCAATCAAACCACGTGACAAAGTTGAAGCATCAGCAACAACCAATGTGGTCTGTGAATCAGTCATAGCAGAAGTCAAATAGGTTGCTTGGTCCTGGCGTTGTGTGTACCCAGATAGGGCAATAAGTGTTTCGTCAACAAGGTCAGAAAAATTTGGCATTAGGAAGCAACCTCTCTTAGAGCAGGAATAGCAGACAAACCTGTTGTTCCTGCAAGTTCATTACATACAGCATTCAAACCTTTATAATCAGCGGCACTACGATTTGCTTGTGCTTTCTTATTCAAAGCACCAAGAAGACCAATACCGGTTGTGCCAGCCCATTTATTGGCAGCACCTTGTGCATCCTGATAAACGTTACGGTTAGGATAAGATCCACCACCGTTAGCAAGTCTATTTAATTCGTCAACCAATGTTGAGCCAGCAAAACCGTAAGGCATTATTTCTTCTTTCTCGCAACAGCCATATTGTCAATTAGATTAGGATAAGGACGACCTGCAGCCTTAGCACGTGCCTTAGCAGCAGACTTCTTAGCCGGTGTTAACTTTGTTGATTTCTTCTTAGGATTCTTTGTTTCCCAAACAGGTTTCTTTTTCATTTGCAACTACAATCCCACGCCCTCAACGATTTGTTGATACGTGAATTAGGGTCCCTTGCAGTTTTAGCAGAGGTCAATTTAGATTTCATACCACACATACGACCACAGAAAGACTTACGTCTACCAGCAGACTTAGGTGACTTTTTGGCCTCTGCTGCTTTGACAGGAGGTTTAAGATTCATACCTTGTGCCTTAGCACTAGCACGACCTTTGGCGTTCAAACCACCTTTAGGGTTCTTGCCTTCTTTACGTTGCCAAGCAGCAGATTTAGCCATCTATTTCTTCTTACTCTTACCAGCCTGAGAAAGAGCAATAGCGATTGCTTGTTTCTTAGACTTAACTTTCTTAGGTGACTTACCAATGTTAAGTTCACCTTTTTTAAATTCTTTCATAACCTTAGAAACTTTTGCTTGCGCTTTAGTCTTTTTCATTAGTCTTTGTCCTTTGGTTCGTTTTCGTATTTACCAACTTCAACATATTTTGGCTGAGGCATACGAGGTGGAACTCCACCTTTTGCCTTAGCAGGTTTACCAACAGCGGAACCACCAACACCGTAAGGGTTAACAGCACCGTAACAACCACATTCGTAACACATATATTATACCCACTTTTCCATATCTTCAACATCCCAAACACGGTCATTGATGATTCTTCCTATAACTAAATCTTTCTTATTAGCAAAGGAAGGTTCAAACACACGAACCCTGTTATTAGGTTGTATAGCGTAATTGCCGTCATCACGTTGGATAACGTGACCACATTTATGTTCATTTGGTGTTTCAGAATAACCATCATCTAAACGATTAGATTCAGGATTATGCCAATCCAAAGTAAACAAATACTTACCAGACACAACATTTCTGTTGCGGTCCCTGTAACTCATTTTAAGGTTTGTTAAATTAGCAAACTTAGTTACAGCAACATTTGGGCTAAAAGAGTTCCATAGAACAAGATTATGTAAATCAACTTCAGGTGTGCCAGGTTCTTTACAGAAAGCGTTGATAGGCATACGCCACCAAAGGCCACCATCTTCCATCATAAAATGAAACAAGGGGCTACGGTTTTGTACACTTGACACACCAAAGATTACACAAGGAAAATACTTGTCGTGTGAATCTTCTTGGTTACGAAGAAAATTACCACGAACATAACAATCAATAGGGGGAATGTTTGCGTTTAACTCAGGCACTACATTCCCAATTTATTCATAGCCTTAGTTACACTTTTGTTAGCAAGCCTGTTTGCTGGGGGCATTGTTCCACCATCGTAGGCTCTGCCAAGATTTTCACTAGCCTTATGTGCATCCTTGATAGCCTTCATAGAAGTACCAGCAGGTTGAATACCTTGCCTTCTAGCATCAGCATAAGCATTCAATTCAGCGTCCCATTTCTTACGGGGAACCTCACGCATATGTGCAGCATCACCAGGATGTAACTCTAAAGTTGCAGCCTTACAACCAAAACATCCTTCAACAAACTCAGGATGCGTCCTCAACTGGTGCAGTGACATAGTTTTCCTCCAACCACTTCAAGTTATCTTGTAAGCGCCCGTCCTTTGGGTTAGCCTTCAAAGCCATCTTTGCGTACTTAACAGCCTCATCTTTTTTACCAAGTTGCCAACCTGATACAGCCAACAAATCGTAGCAACGCCAGTCCCAAATGGACTTGTCGTTTAGGTAATGTGATGATGGTTCAAGTTCGTTAACTTTGTTTGCAGCGTCCCAGCATCCTTGCCAGTTACCAGCAGTGTATGAGAACTGTGCAAAACTAAACCAAGGTTCAAGTTCTGTAGGGTTCTCTTTAATAGAACGTTGGAACCATTTAAGTGCGTTCTCGTTATTACCAAGTTCCTGTGAAGCCTGACCAGCAGCACGACACACAGCAGAACGTTCAACATACCAACCACCAGCATTCAATGTTGCAAAAGCGGTTTCAATAACTTTGTCCCACATTTTGTGAAAATAGTATTCACGTGTCAGATAAGCCCACATACGTGCATCACGTGGGTCTTCGTGTACAGCACCCTCAAGCATAGGCAAATAATAAGTTCTAGCCTTACTGTCATCAGGTTTATGAAACACTGTCAAATCGTACTCTAAAGTTTTTTCGTCACCAGGTGTATATTTAAAAGTTACTTCGTGGCAAGGTTTAATCCACCTGTACCCGTGCCTACGGTGAAGTCTATTGTTGTTACGCCACTTGTTACCGGTGTCCCACCAAACCCAACCACGGTCAGTGTCAGGTTCCCACGTCTCACGCACTGTGTGAAAGAAACCCTTTTCAGGTATTTCATCCATATCAAGTGATAAACAAATATCAACATCTGATGGCACCAAAGCAAGGGCAGCGTTTCTAGCATCATCAAACCTGAAAGGTTTAATTGATATTTGGTGCACAATAACTCTTGGTGCTGCCTGTAACATTCTAACTGTTCTGTCAGTAGAACCCGTATCTACCACCACACGAACATCTGCATCTTTGGTTGCTTCTAACCAACGCATCACGTGTTTCTCTTCATTTAAAGCAATTGTGTATGCTGCTATTTTCATATCGTCCCCAATATGTTTAGACTGAAAGTGTTGCTAGTTCTTCTTCTGTTAAACCAAGGGCAGCAAGTTTTGCTAGAGCAGATTCGCGAACTGTTTCACGTGCTGCTTTGGCTTCTTCTTGTGCTTCGTGTTCTGCTTGACGTTCAGCAATTTCTTCATCAGTTGGTTCCTCTAGGAACACTGGTACTGCTGAGTCTGCTGGGGTTATGTCTATTGCTTCTTTTGGCATTGTTTTTCCTTTTCTTTAGTTGTAACCGTAAATTGAAAGCGTGCCTGTCATATTTTGAGCAGCATACATAGTTACACCATCATATGAATTTGTTAGATTGTGTCTGTCAGCCGAAGCATTATAAAAATTAGTTGCGCCAGTTGTACCATATTGTTGCCATAAACCACTTGTAACTTGTGCTTTGAAAGGGTTGAACAAATCAAAAATTCCACTAAACTCTGTTGCTGTTGCAAAGTTATTGCAATACCAATAAGCATTTGTTGCTCTACCATTATTGACGACTGATGCCGCAGACATTGCGTTAGTGACATAATCACTACCTGTTGCGTCAGTTGAGCCACTTCTTAATCTATAAAAAACATCAGCAGCGCTAGCAAGGGTTAAAGAATAAACAATTCTGTAATTTTCGTATGCACTAGAAAACACACTATTAAGTGAAACAGAACTAGCACCACTAAAAGTTACAGTACCAAGTGCTGATGCTGACCCTGTGCCTGAACCGACAGCAACAGAAGACGGAACAATCTTAGCCAACCCTGCACGTGAACCCCAGTCAGCCGTTTGCCTAGAACGAGTCATTATTTCCCCTTAATCCTTATAACCATAAACACGGACAGTACCAGTCATAGTGCCTGCCGAAGCCAACAAAGTAAAAGATGTAAAAGATGTTGCAATTGGATAAACACCTGTACCCATATAGTTTGTAAATGTACCAGTTGTATTGCTTATATTGTTTGTTGTTTGCATTAAAGCAACTGTGCTACTTGTTGAAAATGGATTAGCCAAAAGAATATCACTTTGAGTAACATAAGTATTTGTTGAGCCTAATTTCCAAAGTGTTGCAGTAGAAGTACTTGTATCATTCAAAAAATTGTTGTTGTGGTCTACATATCTTAAACCTGAACCATAAACCCCAGTTGAAGCATCTGAACCTGCAACTCTTAATCTCATTTGCAATGTGGCAGAACTACCTGTACTGATATTTACTTTGATTACATAATTATCATATGTTCCATTAAAACATTCATTAACGCTAACAGAAGAAACACCAGAAAACGTGACGTTACCGATAGCATCAACGGAACCAGAACCAGAACCAACAGATACAGATGTTGGCACAACCATACGCAAACCAGCCGCAGCAGCAGCCACACCATCAGTCTCAGATTTAGTATAAGCATTAGCCACAGTGAACGCAGTATAAGCAAAAATTTCAACAACATCATTAACAGCCAACCCAGAAGACAAAACAACAGATGTACCGTTAGTGGCAGTGTAATCCTGACCACGAACCTGCAAAGCACCATTCACATACACAGCCTCTGACCCTGCAACATATGCAAGGGTTAAACCGTTTGCATCGGTTCCTGTGATTGTGGTTTGTGCTGCTGTTGCAACGAAGTAGTATCTGGTTAGTTGACGGTTGTATGTGTCAACATCCCCATCGGAGTCTATCCACAGGTCGCCTGTTGCGGGTCCTGTTGGTGCACTTGTTTGGTAGGCGATTGGTGATTGTGGTGTTGTTGGTCCTACTAGTTCAAAAGAAGAACCGTTGTAAAAGTATAATGGTTTAGTCATTAGTTTTTGTATCCGTAAACTCTAATAGTTCCAGTTGCACTTCCGCCAGATAAGACTGTAAAACCATCATAAGAAGTAGTGTTGTTATTTAAAGATTGACCTAAAACTTGAAAATATGCTCCAGATACAATAGTTGAAGCAGTAGTTACATCAGTTGCTTGAGGATTAGCAATATCCATAACAATATGACCAGCCCAAGTACCAATTCTATTTAATGTCCAAGAAGTTCCAAGAGAAGCATTGTTACTTCCTGCTGTTAAACTTGAAGTTTCACCAACATAATATCTACCTTCATAGTATGAACTTGCTGAAGATAAATCTGTTCCAGATGCTCTTACTCTAAAACTTAAGTCTGCATCTGAAGCGTGTTTAGCATTAATAACAATTCTATAGTTTTGATAAGCACTTGTAAAACAACCATTTAATGAAACAGATGAAGCACCTGAGAAAGTAACAGCACCGTTGGTATCAACAGAACCTGAACCGCTACCAACAGCAACGCTAGTTGGTACAACCATTTTCATACCAGGTTGTGTAGAAGCATAGTTAACAGTTGCATAATTAGCCAAAGACTCAACCTCGGAAGCAACACTCACCCACGCAGAACCAGACCAAACATACATAGGTTTCGGCATAATTACATTCCACCTAACATAAACGGATGAATACCCTCATTATAAAGTTCAGTCTTCAAAATAAAATCGTTCTGATTCAAACTAGATGCTGTAGCATCAGAATCAATCCACAACGTACCAGTAATAGTAGCAGAAGGAGCAGACGTTTGATACGCAGGCAAAGGGCCAGTCGGACCAGTAGAACCCGTGGCACCAGTCGCACCGGTAGCACCGTCAACACCAATAGTACCGTTAGCACCAGTTGGTCCGGTAGCACCTGTCACACCTGTAGGACCGGTGGCACCTGTTGCACCATTAGAACCATTTGAACCAGTTGGGCCTGTAGCACCAGTAGGACCAGTGCCACCAAGGAAACCATCCTGACCTGTAGGACCCGTAGGACCAGTTACACCTGTGGCGCCAGTAGCACCCGTTGTACCCGCTCCAGTGGCCCCTGTTGGACCTGTAGGTCCAGTGGCTCCCGTTGGTCCAAGTTGGGTATACATAACTTGAGAGGCTGTAAGGATAATGCTAGGAATTGCTGGTCTAGTAGGGCTTGTTCCTGCAACATCTGCAATTAACTCTAATCTTGTATCAGATGTTCGCCATACCAATTCAATATAATCGTTGGCGTTAAGTTCAACCATATAATTCCAAGCAGCGATTGTTTTAGCCGCTGTTGCACCGCCTGAAACAGTTACAATACCATTGCTATCTGGAATGTCGGTTCCATTTTTACGGAACCAAATATCAATAGTGTCAGTTCCACTACCAGATACTCTGTCAGCCTGAGCAGAAAATTGAATATCATAAACACCTGCATACGCAAATGTAAGTCGTGAGTTAGAAACAATACTT